ATGGTTGGTTCTGCCGCATTCACAACTGCTGGACAAGTTCTATACGTTCCCCTTGAATTCTGGTTCTGCCGTAACCCTGGACTTGCTCTCCCTCTGATTGCCCTACAATACCACGAAGTGAAGGTCAATATTGAATTCTCTACCCTAGCTGAATGCGGTACCATTTCCGGTAGCACAGTCACCGCCGCAACTGGAAGCATCGCTTCTTCCTCTCTATGGGTTGATTACATCTTCCTAGATACTGATGAACGCCGCCGCTTCGCTCAACTCAGCCACGAATACCTAATTGAACAACTTCAATACACTGGTGAAGAAACCGTGACTGCCAGCTCTGCCAACAAGGTAAAACTCAACTTCAACCACCCCGTTAAGGAACTGGTTTGGGTTACCCAAGATGCCACTGACTCTGACTTCGGTTCCTATGTTGCCGTTAGCACTGCTAAACTACAACTCAACGGACATGATCGCTTTGCCGAACGTGCCGGTAGATACTTCAGCGCAGTGCAACCTTACCAACACCACGAAAACATCCCTTCCGGAAAGAACATCAACGTGTACTCCTTCGCGCTAAAACCAGAGGAGCACCAACCCTCAGGTACCCTGAACTTCTCTCGAATTGACTCCGCTGTTCTACAGCTTACCACTGGAGCTGCTACCCGCGCCCGCATCTACGCCGTGAACTACAACGTTCTACGTGTGATGTCCGGTATGGGCGGTCTAGCTTACTCCAACTAAAGGAGCCGCTCGTTTGTTATAAAAATTTATCAAAAAATAAATATTTTTTTCAAAAATAGATTTTCCTGTTTTTAAATGCGTTCTAAAAATATTTTCTCCGTATAAGGTATCAAACATATAATATGGGTGGTGGACTTCTACAACTCGTTGCTTACGGTGCTCAAGACGTTTACCTAACCGGTAACCCTCAAATTACCTTCTTCAAGGTGGCTTACCGCCGTCACACCAACTTCTCCATGGAGTCCATTGAACAAACCTTCAATGGAACTGCTGATTTCAGCCGCCGTGTGACCTGCCAAATCAGTCGTAACGGTGATCTAATCCACCGTATGTACCTACAAGTTGCCATCACTGGTGCTACCATTGCTGCTAACACCTACGCCGGTCTAGCCCTGGTTAAATCGGTTGAGTTAGAGATCGGTGGTCAACGTATTGACAAGCAATACGGTGACTGGATGTTCATCTGGAACGAGCTATCTCTTCCCCAAGGAAAACGTACCGGATTCAAGACCATGGTTGGTGCTGATGCCGTTACCACCACCGACACCACCCTTTACATCCCCCTTGAATTCTGGTTCTGCCGCAACCCCGGACTTGCCCTCCCCCTGATTGCCCTGCAATACCACGAGGTCAAGGTCAACCTTGAATTTGAAGCCGCCGCTACCGCAGGTATCACCGCTGGTACCATGGGCACCGCTTCTCTATGGGTTGACTACATCTTCCTAGACACTGATGAACGCCGTCGCTTCGCTCAACTCAGCCACGAATACCTGATTGAACAACTACAGTTCACTGGTGAGGAGACCGTTACCACTGGTGCCAACAAGATCAAGCTAAACTTCAACCACCCTGTCAAGGAACTTGTCTGGGTTCTACAAGAGAACAGTGCTTACTTCGGTAACTACACTGTTACCAGCGGTTCATACACCAGAACCGCTGCCGGTCTGGTTAGCACTGCCAAGCTACAACTCAATGGTCACGATCGCTTTGCCGAACGTGGTGGTAAGTACTTTGAACTTGTTCAACCTTACCAACACCACGAGAACATCCCCGAAGCCACCCGTGGTATCAGCGTGTACTCCTTCTCGCTAAAACCCGAGGAGCACCAACCCTCCGGTACCCTGAACTTCTCTCGAATTGACTCGGCTGTTCTAAGCGTAACCGCTGTTGCCGATGCCACCAAGGCTCGTGTTTACGCCGTGAACTACAACGTTCTACGTGTGATGTCTGGTATGGGCGGTCTAGCTTACTCCAACTAGAGGGCTCTCTTTTATAAAAAAATATAAAATCAAAAATAAAAGTACTGCATGCATGTCTTACTAACTCTTTTTTCCAGATCATATAAATAAATAAATATAATTATCACATGAAACTGTATTATTTACTAATAGTGTATAAACGAAACGCATGTTCTTTTTCAATGGTTTAAAGAAATTATAAAAAAATGATATAGAAAGTATCTTCCTCAATAACAACTTCCTAATTGATGAAGAAATCACAGAGTTCCCCTTCCCTGAGCGGTGGACAGACAACTTCTACGTCTCTTAAACGTACGTCAGGTTTTCGTAGAAATGCATTTTCTTGGAACCATTTAGCAGATGCATTACCTTCCGCATATCAAGTAGAAGAAATAGAAAAGATAGATTCCGTTATTCCTTCTTCTGTAAGTCAAAAACTTATATGTTATGAAACCTATGGATTTCCAACAGATATATTGCACTCAACAACAATCACGAAAGAAGAACAGGAAGACAAAATCATATCTTTGTCTACATGTTTGGTGACCCCTGAAGATCCTCCCACAAAAACTCAAAAGTTTAAAATTAAAAACTTACAGGAAAAAAGTGAGGAGGAAGAAGTTTCTACTATAGAAGAACGCTTCAATAGATTGCTATTAAGCGTTCGCAAAAGAAGGAAACAGCTTTCGCTTTCTCTTTAATCATATGAATTCCAATTATTATCTGATATATCGTAGATGGTTGTGTCTATGCTATGTGTAAACAATACATACCAGAATCTTTGAAAGCAATCATGGTAATGTTTTCCAATATCTTCTAATTGCTGTTTCATATCAGGAATAGATAAGGTTGCTTTTTCTATATCCCAAGAACCACTCTCTGGATAGAACTTCTCTAATAGACGTTGATATACCTCTTTTGGATGGCGATGTATTAATCTTTTAGATACACTAAAACATGGTCCCATTCCCCAGCCAGGAATTACATGAGGAGGACTAATTCCTGGAAAGATTTCATGATACCAATCTATTGGAGTCTGTGCAAAAGTATGGCTGCCTTTATGAATTTCTTCATGTCTTGGAAAATCTGCATGATCATCTCTCCAATACTGAAAGCGTCTTTGTTTTCCACTTTCCATAAAATCTACATTTCTACAGCGACGGATATGATTCCAAATATCAATTCTGTGAGATGCCCAATTATTTTTAACAAACATAGTCACGTCATCTAAATGTTCATAGTTTTTGATAATGTGATATAAGAAAGCGTAGTCACATCTTCCATAATTTGGAATACATATACTGTATTCGTTTAATACTTCCTCTTGTCCTCTTTCTAACGACTCTACTTTATAATAAATAGTAAACGGTACTTGATTTTCTTCTAATACGGGAATCCATGATCCTAATAACTCAGTATCTGTATAACATGAAGTCACCAGCCGAAAACTCATATAGCATATTATAGTAGAAAAAAGATAGGTTTAAATCATTTAAAGATATTTATTTATCCTATAATGTGAGCCCGTATAACTCAGTTGGTAGAGTGTTACCTTAGTAAGGTAAAAGTCGCAAGTTCAAACCTTGCTGCGGGCATATATTAATAACTAAATACAAGAAGATCTAAATATGCATTTTCTTCCAAAAACACAGTACTAAAATTCTGAACAATGTTTGCACCGTCTTCAATCATCAAGATTTCTCCTGTATCAACTTTCCATACAAATGTAGAATCGTTTTTCTTTTTTCTTACTTGGTAAGTTGCATCTACCCCTTCTTTACGAACACATAAAACCCCTTTTTTATCATAATTTTCACTATACCAATCATTTGTTATATATGTTGTATGATAATATCTATATGCGTCTATACGAATATTTGCTCCTTCTGGAATCTTTGCATATTCAATAAAATATAATAGGGATCGTGTAACCATTTCTTCCCCACCAGTTTCCTTTAAAGGAACAAAGTCTGGATAGTTTCCATATTTTTTAACTTTTTCTATTTGGTTTTTACCAACATATTGAGTAATCATACTGTAACGATGTGGATATGCAATTCTATTGAAATCAGGAAGCAATAGCTGTGTATTAATGCGACTACGAACATCGTGAACCCTTACATTATCATTAAACCCTTTTTTTGCCAACATAAGATATATTATATATAAAGAAAACAGAAGAATATATGCTTATATGTTGCGCACCCCTCTTATAATAAAGTGTATTACATATAAATCATCCTATATAAAAACTCCACTCACAAATTCTGTACCTAATAATCTATGTATTCAATGTAAATATTATTTACATCCATCCGAAATATGGAAAATAGAGATTACCGATCTAAAACTTGGTTTCTGTAAAAAGTCAGGAATGGTGCACTTAGTAGATGGTTCAATTACATATGATTATGCTTGCACATATCGTGAATATAATTGTAAAGGATCATTATTTGAAGTACAAGAAGCTATTATTGATGTAGAAAATAGTAATATATAGTATCCACATAATAAGCATTACCAGGATAAAGAAGATTAAATGTTATATAAAGAGTTCTATTCACTACATGGTATATAATGGTAAAATTGCTTCAATTTCCTACACAGCACGGTACATTTTATACATGCCATAATGATATTGTATTTGTAGATTATTTGTCTAGGGGACTCGTTTTTGAAGAAGATATTTTAGCTAAACATATTTTGCCTCTTTTTCAAAAAATGGACCCGTCTATCCCAAAAATTATTCTTGATGTAGGTGGGCATATTGGTTCTCATACTATTATGTATGCAAACTACATTCCAAATGCTATTATTCATACATTTGAACCACAACGAATTCTATTTAATATATTAAATATGAACTTGGTAGAAAATAATATCACAGGTGTTAAAACATATCATTCTGCAGTTGGAGAAATGGTGGGTGAATGTACACTATCAAGTATGTTATACGATGGATATAATGTTAAAGTTTCCTATGATACAGACCAGATGTTAAACTATGGAGGATTAAGTGTTGGAACAGGAGGAGAAAAGGTAAATATAATTACGATAGATTCGTTAGATTTACCAGAATGTCATTATATCAAAATGGACGTAGAAGGAGCAGAACCACTTGTGCTGTTAGGAGCACTAAAGACCATTCGGAAATATAAACCATTTATCATGTTAGAATATACAGATAAACGAGTTTCAGATGAAATGAAGGAGAGTCTTGGAATAAATAAAGATAGGATTATAGAAGATCCTTTACTTATTTTAGAAAAAGAAGGCTATCAATTTAAACGAATAGAAGGAGAAAATGTTCTTGCCATTCCATTAAGCATTTAGACCGCATCTCTTATTCAAAGCTTTTGCTTGAGATACATCTGACAATGGCTTACCTTCTTGAATTAACATTACTTTTTTGGAAACACGAATAATGGATATCTTTACACGTAAGTCTTGAACTTGACCGTGCATTTCTTTCATTTCAGCACCCTTATTTTGACGAAGTTCTAATTGTTCCCGTTTACGTAAGTTAACATCTTTGATATTTTTAATTCTCTTTTGTTCTTTTGTTACAGTTCTTTTAAGCTTCTTAAAGACAATTCGGATTTCTTTAAGATCATTTAATAGTTCTTTAAGCTCTTCTGACATTTCCTTTCGTTTCTCCCGACGTTGTTTCACAATACCTTGGACTTGAGTTAATTCTTCTTTGTTTTCTTGAATCATTGCTTCTAGCATATTCATTTCTTCAATAATATCGTCTTCTTCTTCAGTTAAATGTTGAGCAGGGACATCTATAACAACCGTTTGTTTACAATCTTTCAAATCTTCAGAGGCTTTCTCTTTGATTTTCTTAGTCATCTCTTTTAATTTTTCAGAAGCTTTCTCCTTGCATGGTTTTTGTTCTGCCTTTACTTTTTCCTTACATTCTTTGATCTCCTTTTCTGTTGTATCTAGAGCTTTTTCCAAAGCTTCATTTTTCTTTGCAACAACTTCCTCCTTACACTCAACTATTACTTTCTTACTCCGATCCTTTCTTTCTTTAATTGATCGTTTTAAGACACTCTTTGAAGTATTCTTTAATTGTTTAAGACTCTTCTTGTCTGTGGTAATATGTTCTCGCAATTCTTTCATCCATAGTTGGAATTTACCACTTCGTTTTGCTTTCTTTTTCTTCTTCTTCTGACCCTCTTCTAATTCCTCCTCTGATTCTTCCTCCTCCTCTTCTCTGTATGATAAAGGTACTACTATATTTTCTAAAACTGGGTGAGCAAAATTACGTGCATCTTGAGAACGATTTAAATAACTAATATATCCACTAATTTCATCTTTGTAATGTTTTAAACCATTCTTATGGAAATATCCATGATCATCAAGATACTTTTTACCAAAGTCTTCAAATGTAATTGGCATATGGACTTTCTTAGATCGCAATAGGTTTAATAATTTAACCATTTCCATACCATCTTCTGTATAAGGAGTTGCTGTCATTAAAAGAATACGTACACTATCTTTTCCTGATTTTTCATAAGAATTTTGAACCATCTCTTCTAAAATATCCGTATTAGGCTTCTCACTTGCTGCAACCGTAGGGCTATATAGTTTATGAGCTTCATCTATAATAACTAGAGTTTTCCGAAGAGGATCTACTTTTCCATTGCGACGAACAATTTCATCATAGATCTTGTTCTTCTTTAGTAACAAATTACTGAATTGTTTGTATGAAATTGGCTCCATCCAATTATTAGAAACATACTTCATTGGACCACTAATCTTTGAAGGCAGTTTTAAACTCTTGTTTTTTAGCTGTTCTTGAATCACAAGACTACATACCTGACCATACATATTCTTCCAAATATCACTCTTTAGTGTATGACGTGTTACCCATAAAATGTTGTACCCTTCTTTTTCAAAACTGGTAGAAGCCGTAGCAATTGCAGTGCATGTTTTTCCAGTACCTACACTATGGAATAGTAACATACCTTTGTAGGCAGAGCTTGGTTGGAAATAGTGACGGATAAAATCTTGTGTGGGTGTAAAGTTTACAATATTTCCCATAGCAGATCCACCCGCTGTTTCACAAAGATTTTCTAATTTTACCTTAGGATATTCAAATTGTTGAAAACCTTTTGCAATATAACGATGCATGCTGTCTAAAGACATCAATTGAGTAGGAGGAGTAGGAGTTTTTGAACGTAATATAGGAGCTCCTCCTGATAAAATTGGAGGGGGAAGCTCTATAGAGAATTGATGGATAGGACGAGTAAGATCTAAATCAACTGCTGCTTCTATAGATGCTCTTTCTATTTCTGCCGCAAAAACAACCTTTCGTAGATCTATAATAGAATATTTAAGATAAAGCTCAAACATATATTTTGTATTATGGAACTTTGGTTGTAATTCTTTGGGAATTCCGACTTCATAACGGAATACATACAAAGGCCAGCCAAATCGTGGATGAAATTCTAAACCTTTTTGTCCACAGAATCGGGTACCGCGACCAATCGCTTGCTTTTCATCAGCTCTTACTACCAAAGGCTCAAAAAGATGAACGTACTTTACATCAAAGAGATCTATTCCTTCTTTAAATCCTTGATCTAAAATAATAAAACGCATATATTCTCCATGAATATTCTCCGGACGACGATTGTATAGTTCTAACATGTTTTTACGAAACTTGATATTCATTGGGCGGTCAAAGAACTTTTTACTCATCAACACTCCAAAGTTATGATTTTCAGTCTCTGCTAACTTGTCTTCTTTGTAGAGAGCAAAACCAGTTCCTTGGACATGAATCGCAGGTTGATATCCTTTTGCAACAAATGCAGATGCAAGGATTTTTGCACCATAGTTACTGCTCTTCATGTCGGTAAAGATCATATGTTTAAAAAGCTTTCCATGAGTTTTTAGATCCTTTTCATCTAACTTTTCAATTTGTTCAAATAGAGCTTCTATTTTAGGGGCTGCTTCTTTTATATAAAAGGAAAGCATCTCAGGGTTAAAGTCCTTCTTCTCCATTAAATGGAATGACTTAACATGACTAAAGTTCGCTACATTTCGGATACATTGTGCAATCTTATCTGGATTAAATTCATTTTCTTCTTCGTCTGACATAGAATCTGTATCAGTATCTTCGTTATCATAATCTATGCTTTTGGACGCTGTGGAACTATTCTTCATACCCTTTTCTATTATAAAATATGATAAATATTACAAAAAATAAATTATAAAATAGCTTCTGTCGTATACTAAAGCTTTATTACTGTGCACTCAGTTGCATTTGGTTCTTCAAAGTTCTTACGATAAACGTAGAAAGCCACGTCGGGGATTTTTGGACCTCCTTCTGAAAAACGTTGTCGGTTTTGTTCCATAGATTGTTCAATAGGTGTTGTAACCCATATACACTTTACCGGTACATGATGTTCTTTTGCAAATTCTATAAAATGAGCTCTCTTTTCTTTGCTTGCATTGGTTGCGTCAAATACAATGGAATGATTTGTGATATGTTTTTTTGCTTCCCGTATCATTCGTTCTGGAGTTTTAAGAGTATCCCCATCAATTCGTATATAGCCCTTCTTTTCAAAGATTGTTTTAACAATGGTAGATTTTCCAGAAGCTGGATATCCAATCATTATAACAACCTCTTTTTCTGGACTCACAACGTCTTTTTCTTCCATATGTACTCTCTTCTTAGCTAAGGGAAATAGTTCTTCTGGTGTATAAAAGGTCACTCCTAATTTATCTGCAACTCCCTTATCTTTATCAGCCCAGTCTCCCTCACGCCCAGCTGCATCTCCTACAAAAAAAGAGTCTCGTGGTTGAAACTTTCCTTCAAAATGACTTAGGAATAATTGTGGATTTGGTTTATGATATTCTTTCATCATTGCAATGACCGCAATCACCGGAATATCCAGTTCTTTAATGATCTCTTTGATCATCTCTACCTTCCATTCTTTCGTTTGATCTGTAAGAAATACTACCCGATAACCATTCCGATGATACTTTCTCACTACTTGTGGGACAGAAGGACGTAACCATTGCCAATCATCTTTATCTTTAGGAAACCCCCTTCCTTCTTTTGGTTTAATTAAAGTCCAATCTACATCAAAAATCGCAAGTTTCTCACGCTGTCGGCGTAAGATCTTATTGATATAAATGATATTTGTTGTAGTTGGTTGTTGCTTCATTGTATATTCTACTATACAATACATAGATGATAGATTCATTTTTTAGTGCGTTTATTTTTCATTTATATAATATGAATGAAGTATATAGAAAGATGAATGAACCGATAGATACATACATGCTTCATAAAAACAATATTTCTAAAAGGTCTCTTAAAATCATAGACATATATGACTATTATTTAATTGTTACACCTAATAATAAACAAAATACACTAGAGAAAGCTTTGGATATGTATAAAGAAATGGATATCCAAGCAGAAGTAACAGATACTCCTTTTGAAATAAATAAAAATACACTTGATTTTATTGCAAGTATTTGCGGAACATGTATTTCAAATTCAAAAATTACTACCGTTCCAAAACTGATAGAAGAGTTAACGAAGATGATAGAGTTCAATGATCTGCAAATGTCGTGGACCTCTTATAAAGTACCATCTTCTACAAATATTCCTACTCCGACTATCAACCAATCTACACGCAAAGCACCTCCCCCTCTTCCTATTCCATCTTCCCTAAAAGAAATTGGTTGTTATGAAGCAAATACATCTCAATTTAGTTTACTGGATGATACTGAACATATACACGGTATTGGTATAACTTCTGAAGAAAACGTATTTATTGTGTATAACACACTCTATAATATATCACTTGTTGTGAAAGAAGATAAATCTTTCTTTGAACATGTATGTCAAGACTTTACAGAGTTTCATATTCTTGCAAGTCTACCACTAACTACTCACGAATACGATATCTATCAACAAGCAAAGACGTTCTTCCATCAAAAAATGTTTGATGAAGAAGCAGATCTAGAAAAGAAAGTAAACGCTTTCAATGCTTTATACAATATTTCTCCAATCGCTACAAAAGAAGCACAAAATGAAAAAGAAGAGGTACAGAATTTTATGAAACATATGTTTGACTTTAGTTCTGATCCCAAGGAACGTATGAAAGCAGTTGATCTGTATCAAAAAGTATCCTCATTACTTCCAGGGATGACTACACGGTCCATAACTAGTGAAGCATCACTATATAAACGTCTTGCGATTTATTTTATGGACATGGGTCTTATACGAAAACGCTTTACTGATGGTGTCTATTATTATGGTATTAAATTTATTAAACGTCAGGATATTACAGCAATCTCTATAGAAGATATGATGATGCAACGGAAATATGATAAGATTAAGTCTCGTTCTACTGACGAAAATCTATCCTCATTATAAAGGTATGAAGAAAGCACTCTTTCTCTTTCATCGGGATCTTCGGTTAGAAGACAATACTACACTTCTACAAGCTCTTCGTGATGGTTATCAGGTTCTTCCTGTCTTTATCTTTCCCCCGGAACAAATCTCTCCAAAGAAAAATCCCTATTTTTCCCATCCCTCTGTTCAGTTTATGTGTGAATCTCTTCTAGATCTAGATCAACAGCTACAATCCTATGGAAGTCATCTGCATTTTTTCAAGGGGGATAATGTAAAAGTTCTTCAAAGTATCTATACACAAGTTCCTTTTGAAGCCATCTATTTCAATGAAGATTACTCGGTCTATGCAAGAGAAAGAGATCAAAAGATTCAAACCTGGTGTGAGAAGAAAGGAATTGTCCATCAAATGAAAGAAGATTATGGTTTGTTACCTTTACATGAAGGATTATTAGAAGGTCCTCCTCCCCGCCCCTATATGATTCTTGCCCAATACTACAAACGTGTCCTTACAAAACATAAGATTCGTGAAGTGGATCATTTTTCTTTTAAAAAGGAACATTTTACCACACACAAATTTACAAAATTCTTTCCTTTACAAAACCTTGGTACTCTTTACAATGAAAATTCCCAAGCCGCAATCCATGGAGGACGAACTCTTGGTAAGGAAATGCTTCATCGCGTTAAAGATTTAAAAGACTACCAAGAGAAGAGAAATTATCCAGCTTTACAAAAAACAACTCGGGCTTCTCCCCATCTAAAATTTGGAACTGTCTCTATCCGAGAAATGTATTGGACCATTGAGAAACTCTTTGGAAAAGAACATGGTCTTATCCGCGAGCTTATCTTCCGTGATTTTTACATGAAGATTTATGCACTCCGTCCTGAATTACAAAGAGGAACAGCATTGTATGATGCTTTGGATAAAAAGATACCATGGTCGTATAATGAAACTATCTTTCAACATTGGAAAGATGGAACTACTGGATTTCCAATGGTAGATGCAGGAATGCGAGAAATGAACACGTCAGGACATCAACACAATCGTCTTCGGATGCTTTGTGGTAGTATATTAACTAAATATTTTCTCATTGATTGGAGATGGGGACTAAAATATTATTACATTCGCTTGGTAGATGCTGATATCTTTAGTAATACAGCAGGTTGGGGATTTGTATCATCTACTGGTCCAGATGGAGTTCCTTACTTCCGTGCTCCCTTCAATCCATTTATTCAATCTAAAAAGTTTGATGTAGATGCAGTCTATATCAAACATTGGGTTCCAGAATTAAAGGAGGTAGATCCTAAGGATATTCATAAATGGTATGATCCAATCGTCCGAAACAAATATCCAACAATTCAATATGGTCCTCCTATCGTTGATTATAAACTAGCATCTGCAAATGCCGTCAAAGTTTTTAAAAAGGCATTCTCAGAAAAATATCATTCTTCCGATTTAAAAAAATGAAAGCTGTTTTATTTTATCGGTATAGTTAGTAATAGACACCATGGAGTTTTGCAAGGTATGTCAGAATCTACTTTTTCTAAAAACCGAATCGGATCAAAGTCTTACCCGTTATTGTAAGTATTGTAAATTCCAACAGCAGGATGCTCCTGTTTTAGGAAAGGCAGTATGTGTGTCTAAGACGATGTATTCCGAAGATGATCTCTTATACATGCAACACAAGAATGCCTTCTTACGTTTTGATCCAACACTTCCACGTGTTCAGGATCCAAACATTATCTGTGAAAATAGCGATTGTACAGGTCCACGAGACAAACCTCAAGTAATCTATACGAAATACCATCCTGTCCATATGAAATATTTCTATACATGTGATTATTGCGGATATTCTTGGAGAAAAAAAAATGATGTAAAGAAAGTATTATAATATATTAGATAGACGATAACCATGAATATCCATGATGAAGTTCAAAAAGTACGAAGCAGTGATCCTTCTCAGTATCAATCGCTTCCGATTATGACAAAATATGAATTTGATCAAATTATTTCACTTCGCACAACCCATCTCTCTCGTGGAGCATTTCCTTTGGTTCAACTTCCAGAAAACTTTAAAATAGAATCTAATATGGAACTACGAAAAATCTCATTGCAAGAACTTCGTGAAGGAAAACTTCCATACCTTGTAAAACGAACCCTCCCAAATGGAAAACCAGAGTATTGGAAAATTAAGAATATGGATCTAAGTATGATCCGAAATCTGCTTCGTTAAATAATTACATCAAAAATGCCATTATTTTTTTATTTCTAAAAAGTATACAAACTAATAATGGATCCTCGTATTTTATACTCTTTACAATCAGCCATCCTCTTCCTAGTCATCGCATCTCCCTTAATGTACCGCTTAGTGCAAACTATATTTGGAGGTCTCTTCACCGTTGCCGTAGATGGATGCCCTACCACAGCTGGTGTTGTCCTACATGCTATCGTTTTCGGACTCCTTGTGTATGTTCTAATGGTTGTCCAAAAACCCCAAAAAGTTGTTACTTCCCCAGTTGTCATGGTGTCTGCTCCCGCCCCCCTATAAAATATTTTACATCTTCCAACGATGTCCACAATGAAGACAAGTAATAAACATCGTCATCGGTTCATCCGCACTACGTGTCTGAAGCTCGTAGTATGAACAACGATTCTTTTTGCATTTCCCACAAGTATAACGATCTGTCATTGCAGTTGCTTGTGGTTCATACGCCGCCTTGGTACGAAGGATCTCTCGGTCCATAATATCTTTCCAAATCTCTGGAAACAAATTCTCTGGTTTCATATTTGCAATATTATGCGGCATAAACTCTTTTTCTTTTAGCCTCTTCATGAGACGTTTGTTTTGAATGCTTGATTTAGGATTTAGATTGCTATAGACACTTCGTGCTTTACTCATATAAAGTTCTTTAAACATGTCAGATCCCCAGGTAAGAGGAATCATGTTTTCAGTTGCATAATCTATACAATAGTTATAGACACCAATTTCAAGATCTTTTGACTGTACCTCCGTTAGAGAAAGCTTCCGAAACAACTCTACCATAGTTTTACGTACTTCCATGTTTAGATAAAGATACTTCTCTAGTAATCATCTTCTCAATTTTTTACTTAAGTAAAAATTGATACTTTAAGATAGAATTGTATTTTTATACAGCAACTATGCACATTCAAGACCTTATTACTGAAAACGTAAATACCATAGAGGTATACTTCTGTCCAGAAAAACTAAATTCATCTGGAAATATCTTTGCATGTGGATGGAACCAACTCCCACGTCTTCCAACAAAGGCGTTTAAGAACCGAATGGATCAGGTCATGGTAGAATATAGTCACCGAGATATTTCATATCTATATGATATGTCAAATGATTCTCAGAAAGTAATTCAACGAAATTGCATTCTTGACACTGCTGCAGAGCATATTTATACACTTGCATTGTGCGAAGAAACTCTTCCCGCACATCGCTTTCCTTGTACCATGGACATCAATGAAAAAAAGAAATATCATAAAGTCAGTTACAAATATAACAACCGAATTTTCTTTCACGTTGAGAAAGACGAAACAGATATTTATACCTTGTTTCTACGATATCAACATGCATATAATGTTGATCTTGAAAAAATGAATGAAGATTGGAAAATGGTGTATCAACAACTGACACGATCTATCTATGGATAAAAATTCCAATAAATTATCATTATCCATCCTGTCATAATAACTAAAAATGCAATCAAAAACCACCACACGTAACTTGATTGTAAAAAATTCATTTTTTCACTTTGGGGTGGAGTAGGAATGTTTTGACCCTCGCGGAGATAAGTTGTCATATAGTTTGACATGATTCTAATTAATATTATAGATTACATTTTTTTGATAGGGATCCACTTTTGGAATACACTGTCCAATTTACATAAGAAACAAATAGAAGTCGCAACATTTAGATTCTTAAATACTGCCCGCAACATCTTGCTGGTAGCAAGACCTGGAACCGATGCAATACCTTCTTTATGTTGAGAATTCTCATGTTCATACATATCATATACGTCTGGTTGTTCTGTTTTACGTAGCCAAATTATCTTTTCATTTTTATCCAAAGATACATTAGTAATCACTTGTTTTTCTGTTTCTCCTTGAGGGGAAGGTGGTGCTTGATGATGACGAGCGGGAGGGGGAGGAGGGTATTGAGGAGGTCGTGGTGAATAAACATGAGAGGTTGATGCCATGGCTGTCTCTTCTGCAAGCATAGGTGGCATTGGGTAAGCTTGTTTCTCCATAAACTCGGGACAATCCTTCACCTTCCGATATACGGTCTTGATTAGTTCATCATTAAAATTAATCAATTTAGGTTTATACTTCATCATAGCTGGGACGAAGTAGATACCACGGTTTGTGTATGGAAGTTTCTCAGAAAACTGAATCAAATGTTCAATCGCTTTTTTGTTGCACGGAACATATTTTTTAACATGGTACATACATACATCCATGATAGGGTCAGCTCTATAATGTTGTGAGAGCATTTCATGTGCATAAGTAATCCTTTCTGAAAGATGTACTTCTTTCAAGTATTTTCCTTTATACATGATTACGTCATTGATAAGAAAGATCCATTGGTTTTTGTTGTCTTTTACCATTTCTCCCTCTAATAGAGTATTTTCAAAAACTGAGTCTGCAAACTGTCCCTTCGTAATAATAATTCGTGGTTTTTGATATCCTGGTTGAACTTTTTTATCAATATACATTATTTGATTTACATCTTCATATCTTGTAAAATATAGGAAGTATGGATTTCCATTGGAACGAATACATACCTGGTGAGGAATTTGTTGAACATATTTGAATTGTTGTTCATCCAACCGAAACCAATGTCTCTGAAGAATTCGGATTTGATACTTGTTTTCAAGTTGATCAAGAATCCAATCTTTCGCATCGGAACATTTAATATTATATGCGATGCGGTCACAAAAAGAAATGATACCTGTATGCATTTCTGAATTCTATGAATACGTATAGGCTCATAGAATCATTTTTTTATATCTCTTTTAGATGATCCTTTGCGATAGAAGCATAGCACATTGGAATGTTTCCAATAGGAAGATCTGTAGAAACAGGTTTGGAGAAAGGACAACATCCAATTTTTTTAGGAGGATAATCCAAATCTATGGTGGGGCGGGCAGGTGTATAGAATTGCTTTAAGGTCTCTTCTGCTTCATTTACAGGAGCAGGAGGGGAAGATACCACAGTTGGGAGTGTGATATCAGGAGTTTCTTCAACAATATCTTTTCTTTGAAATACCTGATAAAGTACAACGACAAGTACAAGGATAAATATAGTAGAGAATAACCAATACATCTTAATCATATCATAGAAAATATATTACTTGTGAGTATTAATTAGCTTTTCTAAAGCGCCCTGTTGCATGGCTCCCGTATACGTAGCCACTACTCGTCTTTGCTTAATAAATACAAAGCTGGGAATACCAGAAACTTTATATATACTTGCAATATCAGGAAGCTTATCTATATCCACGTCAAGAATTAAAACGTCTGCATACTTTTCTGAAACTGCTTTTAGAACAGGTTCCATCATTCGGCATGGTCCACATCTTACTGAGCCAAATTTAATAATTATTAAATGAGGTGACTTTGCTAAGAGTTCATCCAATTGTTTCTTAGAAGTAATATGATACATTGGCATGTTTATATATAAACATTTTTAGATAATAATGTTAAAGAGTAAAACACACTCTTGATGATTCCAGAAACAGTATTATTATGTGGAGTTTGTATGCTTTATACAACCTATATGATGCAGTATTGTGCAATTCGTCGGAGAGAAAATCAACAAATCATACAAGCCAGAGTATTTGACCCCGAAATCATATTTGTACAAACAACTCCTCAGTTAGCACCTTCACAACAAGTTATGTTTTATAAAGTTGACATTGAAGTCATTGCTCCCTTGGATTCAATAGAACCAAACGAAACAGATACATGTTCTATATGTTTTGAAGAGCTAAAAGATGTAAAATATCGCAGAAAAACAAAATGTGGTCATACCTTTTGTTCTGAATGTATACAAGAATGGCTTCATAAGAAGATGGTATGTCCTTTATGTATGACAAATTTAACAATACCTTAGATACGAACAATTCCTTTGTCAATGTTATCCATAAACCACTGAATTGTTGTTTTTAATCCTTTTTCCATAGATGTAAATGGTAAATCTTCTATCAATGGATGAGGCTCTACCGTTTTCTTGTATTGACCATCGGAATAGGATGTGTCATATGTTATTGCATGTTCATAATCCATTTCTTTTGCAATTAATCTTGCAACAGCATCAATGGTAATCTCTGATTCCTTAGAAGGAGGGGCACAAATGTAATGTCCCGTAGAAACTTTATGATCTTGTAAAACTGCATGAATGATATTTGCCATGTCAAAACTATAAATAAACTGACGTAATGGTTTTCCACTTCCACATATAACAAAGGGTTTGTTTTCTTTTTTTGCAAGATAACATTTATAGATTAGTGCAGGAACTACATGAGCATTTTGGAGATCAAAATTATCAAATGGTCCATATATATTTGTCGGTGTTAAGCAAATGGTCTGAATTGCATGTTGGGTATGAAGAATTCTGGCATGGACTTCCATCATTCGTTTACTATAGGCATATCCTTCGTTGGATGGGTGAGGTGGTCCATTGTGTAACATATCTTCTGTTACTTGTTTACCATCTGGAAATACACATGTAGATAATAACATCACTACTTTTTTAACATAAAAGAGACGTGCATATTTGAGTACAAATGTATTCATTAGAATGTTATCTTCATACATTTGGGACTTACAATTCATGTTTTTAAAAAGACCTCCTACATTTGCTGCAATATGAACAACCGCATCAGGTTGGTGTTTCTCAAAGATTTTACGCACATCGTCTTCTCTGGTAAGATCTGCATCTTTGCTTGTTAGAAAGATATAGGTATCATTGATATCATTCATTGTTTGTGTAATCCATTGAAATGCTCTTCCGACCAAACCACTGCTTCCAGTTACCAAAACTTTCATTTAAAACATTGATACGTTTACTGTTTAAGTGTTTTATGAAGATTGCATATATTACAGGGATCAATGGACAGGATGGTTCCTATTTATCCGAATTACTTTTAGAAAAAGGATATACTGTCTATGGAATTATTCGCAGAATGTCGTGTATTAATACGATTCGGATAGACCATCTCTATTCAAATCCTAAATTTAAGGTATTTTATGGAGATATGAGCGACACCATGGGTATGCATCATACCTTTACAACGATTCTTCAAAAACATCCTCCTGCAGAAATAGAACGTTTTGAAGTATATAACCTTGCCGCCCAGTCTCATGTAAAGGTTTCTTTTGAAATTCCAGAATACACGGTACAAGTAAATGCCATTGGTACTCTAAACCTTTTGGAACTCTTAAAGAATCTTCCTTTGGAACAAGAAAAGATTCGGTTTTACCAAGCATGTACAAGCGAAATGTATGGAGAGAAACACGAAGGTACTGTTCTCAATGAAAAAACAACCTTTAATCCTGTCTCTCCCTATGCAATTTCTAAACTTATGGGATACCATTTTGTAAAAATGTATCGGGAAGGCTATCATATGTTTACATGTAATGGAATTCTATTTAATCATGAATCTCCACGACGGGGAGAAACCTTTGTTACACGAAAAGTAGTGATTGGAGTAGGGGAGATTGTAAAAGGCAAACAGAAATATTTAGAATTGGGCAATTTGGATTCACTTCGGGATTGGGGTCATGCAAAAGATTATGTTGAAGGAATGTGGAGAATTTTACAAGCAAATACTCCCGATGATTACGTCCTTGGTACAGGAAAAACCTATAGTGTTCGTTATTTCGTAGAAAAAGTATTTGCCTATTATCAAATTCCTCTCATTTGGGAAGGATCTGGCGTGGAGGAGGTAGGTAAACATAAAGATACACAAGAAATATTGGTAAAGATTCATCCTCGTCTTTTCCGTCCGATGGAAGTTCCTTACCTCTGTGCCGATTTCTCTAAAGCAACACAACAGCTTGGGTGGCAACCAAATACTACTCTTGATCAATTAATTGAAGATATGATTCAACACGATATGAGAGATAGTATTTAAACGTTGTAAAGATATCTATTATCAAACCACCCATGGTATCTAAACGTGTTACAGTTGCAAAGTATAAAGAAGATATTGAATGGACAAAAGAACTTCGGGAGGCAGGATATGAAGTAATTATTTATAACAAAGACAATACCAATCTGACACATTATAAAGACTATGAAAAGAAAAGTGTAGATCTTATTCACTTATGTAACATTGGAAGAGAATCACATACGTATTTAACACATATTATTGAGAATTATGATGATCTCCGTGACGTTGAAATCTTTCTACAAGGAAAAATTAATGATCATGTAGTCTACCAAAGACCTTCTGATTTATTCAAAGACTGTGAAAAAGCACTCTTTCAATCTTATGCAAACATTAATAAAGTGGGTTGTTTCAATGAACAAGTATATGAATATATGAAAAAGATTGCACCAGAGCATCCACATATTGAAAAGGCATATCCTCCGGAAGGAACACGTGAATATATGTTCTTTAAAGAGCTCTATCCAAATATATCTTACCCTACACAGCCGTACATGTTTAAACCTTTTGCTTTATTCAGTCTACGTAAAGAGCTAATTCGTGCATATCCAAAACAATTTTATGAGAAACTACGAAATTACTTTGATCCAGAAGCAGAAAACTTTATGGGAATGGAAAAAGATGACTTTATTATAAATATTGGATATACCTTTGAATTCTTCTGGCAACTTATCTTTACCCTTCCTATATCAAATATATATGGTCAAGAAGAAGAATCAATTTAAGGGTTACATTGATTGGTTTTAGTAAGTATGAAGTTCTTACATGTTCTTGTTGTGCACGCCGCACACTTAACATATCGGAAAAGTTTTCTTTCAGCGACTCTAAAGCTATTAGAAGACATGTCCAACAAGAGATCCTATAAATTTCGCATGCATATGGTTCAAGAACACGAACTCCAACGTGTAAAGGATAACTTTAAGGAGATTGAAAAGATACTTGAACATCATAAAATTGGAGATGAAGATTTTGATCGGGGAATTCAACAATTATCAATAGAACAGATTTCTAATTTTTTGAAGCAGCGTGCTGCTCTACAAAAGGTGGTAGAATTAGAAAGCTTCCAAAAAGAAGGGGATAAACATTACTATTTGATTTTAGAGGACGACAGTATGATTCTTCCAGAGTTTGTTAAGAACGCAGAGATCTTTTTGGAAAATCCAGAAGTGTCTCCTTGGGATATCTTGTTCCTTTGTCTTTCTCAACCAGGACAACAATCATCATATGAATTACTTCCTACGAGAGGATTGGTAAAGGTTCTCCCTAGCAAAGAAGCTTATTGTATTACACCAAGTACAGCAGCAAAACTATTACCTTCGTTAGAAAAAATTAATTACTTTTACCGTCTACAATTGTCTGTTTGGATTCATCAGAATCCATCTATTCGTTCCGTATATCCCAATCTTCGGATTTCACTGGAAGGTAGCAAAGTAGGCTTTGTTCCAAGTAGTGTTGTTGACAATAACCTGTTAATTTATAATAAAGAATTTATGGAAATGTTACATATGATGACTGGTAAGGAAACAATGGACTTTCAAAAGGTACGAAAATCCTATAAAATGGTGGAACATATTCAATCTCCAGATATTATGCACCTATTCGGTGTCATTCTTTATAAACATGATAAAAAAGAAGCGGCAAAAGAAATGTTTTTGAATGCAATTAACCAAATGAATGCAAAAAATGGTTGTATTAGCGCTAGATCTGAACTCTTAAACAATACCATTAACATTCATGGAGTTTGTCAAGATGATTTAGAGGTTTGCAAAAGAAAGCCTTCAAAGTATACAAATGTTACGTTTTAGTGAAGACTGCTACACTTAGATGTTCCAAGGAAGAATATAGACCAATCAAATCCTTTCCCATACTCTTTTTTCTGATACTGGATGTAATCCACAAATCCATAGATTAATACTACTATTGCAATGGCAAATAATATTTTTGAAATCTTAAGTAGCATATTATTCTGTTCTTCAGAGATCTTATCACGCTTCTTAAGGTAAGATCGCTGGGTATTAATCATATAAATGACAAAGACTAGTGTAAAGAAAACCAGATTTGGTATTAGTTTACTCTTGGAACTTATTAAGAAGATAATATAGATAACGAATGCGATAACAATGGTATGGAGAACATTTCCACTTGACCAGTTTGTGTCTGCTAATTCATCCATTGCAGAATTAAAACTCCATCCTCCTTCAAGCATAATAAAGACAAAGATTAACAGAATCCCCATCATATGACGAAAGTACTTAGATTCACTAAGGGTTTGTTGCATCTGACACGAGAGAACCTGGTTAATGTACCCACTTGTGACGACAGCATAGATAAGGAAAATAAAAGCAAATCTTGATAAAAATACATCCATGGAATCTACTACCTTGTAGAATAGAAGATAAAACGGTCTTTTTCTCTAAACGTCCCTAGAGATCTTAGATCTCTAGGAAAAAACTTCACTCTAAAAAAAACACACACATGCTCACATTGCTCATGAGCAACCTTAAATATATGGTATGGGCAATTACTTAAAGATTCTTTTTCTCTTACTACTTATAGTATCATGCTCACTTGTGCTCATTGCTCATATTCTACAACAAGATTATACAATTTAAATAGACATCTAAAAGTACATCAGAATCTAGATGATGATAATACAAAAGATACATTGAACAGTAAGGAGGAAAATTTCCCAAATGTAACCCAAGGAGTCAAAAATGTAACCCATGAAGTCAAAAATGTAACCCATGATTTCCCAAATGTAACCCATGATTTCCCAAATGTAACCCATGATTTTCCAAATGTAACCCATGATTTCCCAAATGTTAGCATTTCGGAGAATGGTCTGGAACCCGAAAGATATACGTATAATGAGGTCACCAAGAAGTATGAATGCAATAATTGCTATAAATCCTATGTTACAAAATATCGGATTCTAAAACACTATTGTCAAAAGATTCAAGACCCCTGTGAATGTCCGAACTGTCATTTGGTATTATCCAGTAGCAATTGTAAATCAAAACATATGAAACATTGCTATCCAAAAGAACTTACTGTTACTGTAGATCCACCACAACCAATCTCTATTTCTACCAATGCCATTCAGCAACAGACTGCAGAATATATACAAAATAACATTCATAAAACAATGACAAATAATGTAAATAGTCACAATACCAATACCAATAACATTGTTGTCTTTCATTTTAACAATGAGAAACCTATCCCATTACACTATGATCATATTACCCAAAAGATGATCCAACAACTCTTCAATGATTCTTCTTATCCAATGGATAGTATACGAGAATATGCACAAAAGGTTTTAGAACGACCCGAGAATCTATGTGTCAAGAAAAAGCATATCCGGGATCCTCATTCGTTGGTACATGTTGGGGACAACAAATGGGAATCTCGTGTAGACAAAGAAGTCTATCCCCGACTAACCTATAATATTTCCTCTAACCTTTTAGAATACATTGAAGAAGCGCAACAACGAACCCATTTCTCAGAACGATTGGGTGAAATATTAAATGACATTGTGTCTGAAAACAACCCGAACTATAAAGAAACTCTCAATCGTATTAAGCTCATGGTCGTAGATTTTACAAAATCTTTATTAGAATCTAAAAAATGAGTTAAAAAGTATAGACGATGATATACCAATATGGACATCCCTCATAAAGAAACTGAAATTGTAGAACTATGGAGAAAACACCACTGTTTTGAGACTCTGAATGAAGAACGTAAAAACAGTGAATTGTACGTGTTTTACGATGGTCCACCCTTTGCTACAGGGAAACCTCACTATGGTCATATTCTTGCCGGAACTATGAAAGATGTTATTACCAGATATCAATCAATGAAAGGAAAGAATGTTCCACGACGGTTTGGCTGGGATTGTCATGGCTTACCTGTAGAAAACTTAGTAGATAAACAGCTACATATTCAAAGTACAAAAACAGACATTGATATTGCTTCTTACAATCAAGAATGCCGTAAGGTTGTGATGCAGTGTGAAAAAGATTGGGAATATACCGTAGAAAGAATGGGAAGATGGATTGATTTTGAACATAGCTACAAAACAATGGATAAAAACTATATGAATCATCTCTGGAAAATCTTTCATCAACTATATCAAAAAGGTCTCATTTATCAAGGAAAGAAAGTAATGCCGTTTAGTGTCCTTCTTGGAACACCTCTTTCTAACTTTGAAGCAAATCTAAATTACAAGACCATTTCTCAGCCAGATGCTTATGTTCTCTTTCCACTAGAAGCTGATCCAAATACTTTCTTTCTTGCTTGGACAACAACTCCATGGACACTTCTTTCTCACGTCGCTCTTTGTCTCCACCCAACAAAAACGTATCTTGTATACAAAGAAGAACCTACTCAGAAACGTTACATTGTTTCTTCCACGTTTGTACCTCCGCCGACGTGGATGTTAGAGAAAGAAACCCTTGGAGAAGATTGGAAAGGATGTCGTTACCATGCTCCCTTCCAATATTTTCCACGAACTCATACTGTCCTATGCGACACCTATGTAAAAGATGAAGTTGGAACAGGAATTATTCATCTTTCTCCAGCATTTGGAGAAGACGATTATCGTGTATGTAAAGAACATGGAATTGTACCCGATTCTTTTCCATGTCCTTTGACCTTACAAGGATGTTTTACACAAGAAATGGGAGAGTTTGCGGGAGTTTCTGTAACAGATGCAGTAAAACATGTTCTGCAGGTTCTGAAACAAAAAGGATTGTTGTGGAAACAAAGTATGGTTACACATTCTTATCCCCATTGTTGGAGAACCGACACCCCGCTGATTTATCGCACCGTTCCTTCTTGGTTTCTCCACGTGGAAAAGATTAAAGATGTGTGTATTGAACAAAATAAGAAGGTTCATTGGGTTCCTGAGCATATTGGTATCCAAAGATTTCATAACTGGTTGGAACAAGCAAAAGATTGGGCGCTTAGTAGAACCCGATTGTGGGGAACTCCTATTCCAATTTGGATGTCCGAGGATGGAGAAGAAATGGTTGTGATTTCTTCTGTAGAGGAATTGGAAGCATGTACCGGAGAAACCGTGTTAGATCTGCATCGTGAACACATAGATCATTTATGTATTCCTTCTCGTCAGGGAAAAGGCAACTTGCGAAGAATTCCAGAAGTCTTTGATTGTTGGTATGAATCAGGAGCCGTTCCGATTGTTCAATCCCAAGGACCGGCTGAATTTGTAGCAGAAGGCTTAGACCAAACCCGAGGATGGTTTTATACAATGTTGGTGTTATATACAGCTTTATACGATGAACCTCCTTATAAAAATGTACTATGTAGTGGTTTAGTTCTGGCATCGGATGGTAAAAAGATGTCAAAGCGTTTACAAAATTATCCAGACCCGTTGAAGATTATGGAGACCTATGGAGCGGATGCACTTCGCATGTATCTATTGGATTCTCCAGTAGTGAAAGGAGAAACCCTCCGATTCAAAGAGGA